TAATAGAAGTATTTGGAATAGTTACATCAACTTCGATGCTTTCTCCATAGGTAGCCATTCTGATAGCAATTAAGATAGCATCAATATCAATACTCGGAACTAACCAAGCATTTTTAATATTAGGCATACAGCTTTCGATTACATCTACTGTTGACTGTCCGTTTAGTAAAGCATCCGGAGTTTTCATTGCTATTTCGTCTTTTGCTGTCATAGCATAGACCGGAAACTCACCGTTATGCGTAGGTTCGAGTACACCTTCGGGATAAAAATTGCCCGAGCTTGGTAACTTGATGTATAACTTAGGTTGTCTAAAATACTTCTTTAACGGATTCTCACCCGGTGCGTACTGTTTTTCCATATGGTTTTAACTCCAACTAAATATATGATACTGTCGTATAACTTATTTATATACGCAGATTATGGATAAAAAATTATGGCTGTTACTGGAACGTTCAATGGACAACCGGTTGTCTTAGATAATGCGGCAACCGAAGCAACACTAAAAAGATTAATAGATGCTGTTAACGGCATGAAGTCTGGTATGCCTGGTGCACCTGGTAGTGCAACTGATCCAGCAGTATCAGCAGGTAAATTTGACAAAGCAGTTGACGTAGCCAGTAAAGGCGTATCTAAATCTGCAGATTTATTTCAAAGATCGTTTACTAATACTACACCGGGTATAAAAGACTTCTCAGGAGTATTAGCGGAAATAGCTACAGCTAAGGGTGCTGGATCAGTTATCAACGCATTTGGTGGTACACTTGACGATAATATCCAAATTTTTAGAAATTTAAGTGCCGCAGGTATTGACTTAGGTGATTCAATATTACAAGCACAGTTAGCCGCAAGTGATGCAAGACTTCCTTTAGATATATTTGCTAAGACAATTAAAGAAAATGCAGTTTCAATGTCCGCGGCATTTGGTGGCGCAACAGCAGGAGCCGCTAAATTTGCAGAGATGAGCGGCAAGGTCATGGCAACTGCTGGCAAGGATCTTGCTAAACTTGGATTCTCAATGGATGAGATTTCAGAATACTCGGCAAGTTACATTGAGCAGATGCAACGTTCTGGTCGTGCGCAGACAATGTCTACTAATCAATTAGCCGAAGGTGCGATTAGATACAACGTTGAACTTGACAAAATGGCCAAAGCAACTGGCATATCAAGACAACAGTTAGACGAAGCAAACAAAGCCGCACAACGTGATGCACGTATGCGTTTGACTTTGAGCAAATTGAGCGAGCAAGATCAAGTTGCAGTTACAGCCAAGATTGAACAACTTAAAAAATTAGATCCAACAGGTAAATTAGCCGCAGGCTTCCAAGACTTAATTGCCGGCGGTGGTGTTGCAATGACTAAAGAAGCCAGAATGTTTACACTGGCAATGCAACAGTCCGGTGTTGATGCAGGCAAGATGGCCAGAGACATCTACAACGGACAGAAAGGTGCAGTTGAAGGAATGAACGCCAGCTTAACTAAGGCTGCTAAAGCAAGCAGTGACTTAGGTGAAGGCCAACGTAGACTTACAACAAGCACAATGACTTTAGGAGTTGAAACTCCCCTACAGTATCGTGCTATGATAGCAGGTTTAGGAGATTCGACTAAGCAATATCAAACTGCTACAGCCGAGCAAGCTAAGAAATTAGCATCAACAGATCCTACAAGATCGGCCGCAGGTCTTGACCAAACACTAACTGAAGTTCAAAATTCATTTAAGAAATCGTTTATTGAAACAGGTGTATTAAATGCTACTGCTGATGGAATGACAGCGGCAGCAAAAGGTGCTACGGCATTAGCAGATGGCTTTGCTAAAATGAACACAGCGGAAAAGTTAGGAACTGTATTGGCTGCTTCATTAGCAAAACAAGTATTAGATTATCTTGTAAGCCCTGCAGGTATAGCATCGTTAGGTGCTGGTTATGGTGCTAAAAAATATATTGACACTAAACTTAATAAACCCGATGTTGATGCGGGAAAACTAAAAACACCAGGTGCTCCGGTAGATGGAAAAGATGCAGGTAAAGTTGGACTTAAGACTGTAGCTAAAGAAGCAGGCGAAGCCGCGCTGAAAAGATTAAAAGTTGCAATTCTTACTATTGGTGGTGTGTCTTATTTGGTAAGAGAATTCGATGTCGGCAGTAACTTAGTTGAGTCATTGGGTCTAAACAGAGAAGGGCCTGAACGTTTAACTATTGACCAAGAAGCAGTTAGAGATAAGTTACCTGGATTTGAAATTGGTAAGAAAGTTGAAGCAGATAAAACACGTGAACTAAAACCAGAAGTTGTTCCGGTTGAGCCAAAGAAAGAAGAACCGACTGAACCTGCTAAACCAAATGCTGAAGTAGAAAAGTCAAAAATAAATGTTGAATCAACTAAAAAGAATGTACAAGACATTCAAACGTCATTAAAAGATTTAGATTTTGCAAAACTAAACATACCAGATAATGTAGCAAACTCAATTGATGCAGGTAGCATTAAATTGAAAACACTACGTGATAATATCACAGCAACAACAAGTGCATTTAAAGACTTAAACAACGCCGACCTTGAAAAACTTTCTGCTAATTTGGACAAGTTAAATGAGAGTATGCTCAAACTTAGTGGCAAAGAGCCAGAGAAGAAAGCCGCAAAGACACCTAAGTCGCAAGAAGATCTCTTAAGTGACGTCATTAGCCAGTTAGATCAGTTAAATAGTACTATGAATTCAATCCTTGAGACGCAGTCGGATGCGCTTGGACATTTGAGCAAGACCGCCAAAAACACTCGACAAACAGTAGGAAATATGTTAGGATAACAAATAATGAGTTGGAAGAGACATTTTTCGCCAGTACAATCGACTGGCAATATTAGCCCAATATCGGGTGCCGGCGGCAAAGCCGGTCCAGCTCGTGCGAACTACAGTTCCTACTTGCCGGATGTATACACAGGTAGTCCGAATCGTATTGAACGCTATATGCAATACGACACTATGGATATTGACAGTGAAGTTAATGCCGCACTGGACATTTTAGCAGAGTTTTGCACACAAAAAAATAAAGAAAACAATACTCCGTTTAACTTGTTCTTTAAGAATCGTGCTACTAATAGTGAAATTAAAATTCTTAAAGAGTACTTACAGCAGTGGAGTAAGTTACAAAAATTAGATAGTCGTATGTTCCGTATTGCACGTAACTTGTTTAAGTACGGCGACGGTTTCTTTGCTCGCGACCCAGAAACACAAAAATGGTATTACATTGATCCGGGCAAAGTTGTTAAGATTATTGTTAACGAAAGCGAAGGTAAAGAGCCGGAACAATATGTTATCCGTGACTTAAACATTAATCTTCAGCATCTTGTTGTAACACAAATTAATCCAAACACACAAAATACACAGCCTGGCGGTGCCGCTTATGTTCAAGGCGGTAGTGGTGCTCGAGGTATGACAGGTGCATATCCACAACAAACAGGTACACGTTTTAGCAAAGCACAAAACGAATTTGCGTTAGATGCTAAACACGTTGTTCATTTAAGTTTAAGTGAAGGATTAGATAATAACTTCCCGTTTGGTAATAGCTTATTAGAATCAGTGTTTAAAGTTTACAAGCAAAAAGAATTGCTTGAAGACGCTATCATTATCTATCGTATTCAACGTGCTCCAGAAAGACGTATTTTCTACATTGACGTAGGTAATATGCCAAGCCACTTGGCTATGAGTTTTGTAGAAAGAGTTAAAAATGAAATTCATCAAAGACGTATTCCTTCCGCTACAGGCGGTGGTAGTGCTATTGATAGTGCTTATAATCCGTTGTCTATCAATGAAGACTACTTCTTTCCACAGACAGCAGAAGGCCGTGGATCGAAAGTTGACACATTACCGGGCGGTACTAACCTTGGCGAAATTGACGATTTAAAATACTTTACTAACAAGTTAATGCGTGCCTTACGTATTCCAAGTAGCTATTTGCCAACAGGTGCAGACGATAGCCAAGCACAGTTTAACGATGGTAGAGTGGGTACAGCATACATTCAAGAATTGCGTTTTAACAAGTATTGCGAGCGTTTACAGCAAGCAATGGTTGAAACATTTGACAAAGAATTTAAGTTATATTTGCACAATAAAGGTGTTAATATTGACTTTAGTTTGTTTGAGATTAAGTTCCAAAGTCCACAAAACTTTGCCGCATATCGTCAAGCAGAGCTTGATAATCAACGTATTGCTACGTTTGCACAAATGGTTGCATTACCGTTTGTAAGTAAACGATTTGCACTAAAACGTTTCTTAGGTATGACAGACGAAGATCTTGCAGACAATGAACGTATGTGGAAAGAGGAAAGCGGCATGGGCGGTTCAACA